AACAGCAGCAGAGTTTGTTTCTACGAAGTTTAATATTACAAGGATTTTGGAAGGAACAGCTTATATGAGTTTTACTTGGGGATTGCAGAATTATGCACCTTCATCATCGGCTAACCAAGAAAGGAAGATAAGAATAGATTTATACAAAAATACAACTCTAATTGCTTCAACTGCTGAGACTACTTCAATTAAAATAGCATCAGCGGGGCAAGGAGCATCAAACCCAAAAATAGAATTATTACCTTTTACAATACCTAAAACAATTCTTAATTCAGAGGATTCTTTAACAATAAAAGTAGTTTCAATACAAGTAAATCAGGAGGATGATTCTCAAACATTTACAACAATAATTGCAAATGTTTTAGATGAAGAAGTTATAGTCCATGCAGGAGAAGCATATGAAATAACATTCCCCGCAGGCACTACAAGATTTATAACTTGGTTACCTTTTAAAATAGAAGTATAAAATGACAAATGATTTAAGCAACGCAACGACAACAGACTTCACAAACACAGTCCCAGACTTCATAGTAGAGAGTATGGCGTTAGATGTTGGAAATGATACAGAGGAAACATTTGTTTATTTCCCAGATGCTCCCCAACAATTTGGATATTATTTTAAAATACCAGAAATCTATTCAGCAATTAATGCTTTAGCAAGTTGGGCTTTTGGAAAAGGATGGAGCACTAAAGACACAGATTTAAAACAACAATTAGAACACGTTACAGGCATGGGAAAGGATACTTTCCTTAATATTATATGGAACCACGAAGTTGTTAAGTTAGTTGTTGGAGATGCTTTTATTGAGATGGTTCGAGAGAAGGGTGTTATCCAAAATATGATACCTATTTCTCCAGAGAGAGTTAAGGTTGTTATGGAGAAAGGAAGAATTAAAAGATATGAAGTTTGGAACGGCAAAACTTGGGTTAAGAAAAAAATAGAGGAGATGATACATTCTCACAATAAAAGAATAGGAGACCAGATAAGAGGAACTTCTCAATTTAAAGCCAGTCAGGATGTTATTGATTATAAGAATGAAGCTTTAGAAGATGAGAAGACAATTAAACATAGAGATAAGGCTTTAGGAATTGTTTATTATAAAACTAATAATGCTGGGAAGATAACCTATGCAAATTCACAAATAGAAAAAGCAGTAAAGAACGGAGAGATGGTTGGACTCCCAGACGACACAGCTAAAATTGAACCCTACCCCTCAAGAAGTTCAGAAGATAGACAAGCTTGGATTTCTTATTTAGAAAACTTTATTTATCAAACTATAGGAGTTCCAAGAAGTATAGCAACATCTGACGGAACTTCTGAAGTTGGCGGTAAAATGGGGAATGTTAATTTTGACCCAATTTATTCAAAAGAGAGATTAGATATGGAAAGCGATTTATGGATACAACAAGCCATAGAAGTTATCTTTGAAAAACAGCAATCTCTCGGCGGACTTCAACAAGAGGAAGCAAAGAACACAGGGCAAATAAATCTACAGCCAAATGATGTGGAGGCATCAATGACTAGAGAATAATGGCATTTACTCCCCCAACTTTTGGCACAGCAATCCCTCCAATTCCCAAAATAGATACAGGACAAAAAGAAAGAGATGAACAAGATAGAATTAAATGTATTAATTCTGGTGGAAAATGGGATGAGAAAACTAAAACTTGTGACATACCCATAATAAAAACTAAAGACCCTTATGATATAAAACTCCCAGAACAACCTAAACAAGAACCTCCAAAAGTTACATCAACAAAACCAGAAATAATTTTAGATAAACAGGGAAATAAAGTGGGGATAACTCTCCCAGACGGAAGAATTTTTTATGATATACCAGTAAAAACTATGGAGGCTATGGCAGCAGCAGAAACACAGAGAACAGCTTTGCTAGAGGGAACTCAGCCTTATGGAACAGCACAAGCAAAGTCAGATGAAGCTTTCAGAATAAAACAATTAACTTCTCAAATCGGACAACTAACTCCAGAACAACTTCAAAGAATAAAAGGAACAACAGAACAAGCTCCTATTAATTGGCAACAAGCAATTACAGCAGGAACTATCGGAGAAGCGCCCTCAATAATAACAAGTGCAGCAGGTGGGGCTCTTGCTGGTGGACTTGTGGGTTCTAAAGTTGGAGCAATAGGTGGACCTTATGGGGCTTTTGCTTTGGGAACATTAGGAGCAATAGCTGGTATATGGAGAGGAATAGCATCAAATATTAAAACACAACAGAGAGGAGAGATAGGAGCAAGTATGGATGCTCTTACAAATGCAAGAACTAATATGATGAAACTTTCAAGGATAGTCTCAACAGACCCAAGCAAAGCACAAGAGGCAGTAGATTTATACAACGAACAATTAGCTTTAGTTTATATAGCAAGAGCACAAACAAAATTAGAAGTTCAAGGAAACTTAAACTCTTTTATGGAAGATGGGAGAGATATATTAAGCAATTATGATTTATTTCTTATGGATGGGGGACAAGCAGATATTTATGGAATGAGATTAAGAGCTGATTTAAGTAAAGAAGTTCCTTTGACTGAAGAAGAGATATTAAGTTGGGAGGCAGAAGAATAATGATAAATAAAATAGATTGGAAGATTGTATGCACAGGATTGGCCTGCATTACAACGTTGGAAATGTATGCAATAAGTCAGGGAATTAACGGGACACTTTTAAGTATTGTCCTCGTGATTCTTGCAGGTGCAATCGGCATAACCATCCCCTCAGATAAGTTTATAAAGTAGTGTGTCATGTAATTCTATGACCGATGAACAAACAAATGCGCCTGACACGGAAGGAAAAGAGGTTGATACTTCTACTGAGAAACCTACTGAGACCCCTGATAAAGAGGTGGAGTCTATTGAGGAATCTTCCACCTTGTATGATAAGACTAATAGGGTCGTTGAGAGGCTGGAAATCGCAAACAAGAAAACAGAAGAACTTCTAAACAGGCAAGAACAAATTTATATGAACCAAAAGTTAGGCGGAACTGCGGGCGGACATATTGAAATTAGACCCAAAACTCAAGACGACAAAGACCAGGCCCAAGCAGACCTACTCTTAAAAAAGGATGAAGACTAATGGGTATCAGTATTTCTAAGAAAGATGTGAAGGATATTGTTGAGCAGTCCAAGGAAATTGTTAAGATCATGGAGACTAATAAGAAGATTGCAGCTGATGCGACTAGGAAAGCAAACATCAACATAGCTACAGCCAAAGCAATTATTAAATATCTTAGTGAAAAATAATGCACCTTCAACTTATACTTAGGGGACTACCTCAGGAAATTATGTTATGGAAATCCATGGCTCAGTCTCAATTCTTTCTATGGAGAAGAGTTAATGTTAAGACAGGGAAGGATGATAACGTCCTTATTCAAGCAGGGCTCAGGGACTCAGTACTAGGAACTTATGAGTATGTCTTCCCAAAGGAGTCTCTATCGACTGTGTTGGCAATAATTGGAAAAATAGACCCTCAAGATATTGGAGCAGAAAATACAATAGGAAGAAGATTTAAACTCGCAGTCCTAAGGAAGATGACAGGAACAAAGAAGATCCCTAAAAAATATTTTAAAGAAGCAGCAGAAATCCCTCCCTCCATCGAACTTGGGAACAGCGAAAGGGGACTAGGTCATCTCCACTACGGGAAGGTTGCTCTTCATATCATAGGTATAAAAGAGGACAAAGTGGGTGAAATGCGTTACAAAACATTAAGAAAGACATTTATCCAAGAACTCTTATAAAACAAAAGATTTAAATAGTTATTCGGTGTAAATGATAACATGGCAAGAGAAGTCACGAAGATTGAATTATATGGTAATGAGGAGCTGGGCGACATCCGAGGGTTTGATTGTACATCCGGAACTAAGATTTCTAAGGGAACTGTTTTAAAATTCGCTTCTCCACGAACAGCATCAGCGTCAACTGGCACTGGGGATGTATACGCTGGAGTTGCATCAGCAGATAAAAGCGGCACAGATTATTCTACTAGGGTTGGTTGTTGGGAAAATGCTATTTTAGAATTTACATCATCAGGGTTAGTAACTGCTGGACAGAAAGTTAAGACTGCGGCGCCGGGTAATTATGTTATGGCAGCTGAAGACGCAGACGTAACAAGTTCTTATCAAATCATTGTAGGGACAGCATTAAAGACAGGAACAAATGCAAGAATACAAGTGAGGGTAAACAACTAATGGCAATCGCAAACTTACACCGAATGGAGCCAGAAGAAGCTAAGAAAGCTTTGGATGAAGCTAACGGAGTTAAGGAAGTAGAAGAAATTAAACCAGAGAAGAAAAAGAAATAATGGCAACTGGCTCAGATAACGCAGACTTTACAGGCTCAGACCAAACAGGAACAGTTGGTTTAAGGAAAGAAGTTATTGATAAGTTCTTAAAAGGATTTGCACCACGAGCATACAAGATGAAGCAGGCGGTTACTATTGACACTACTTCTGCAAACAAAAATACATTCTGGCGAGCAGACCCGGAAGTTCTAAGTGATGTTGAAGGCAACAGTTCTGAGGGTCTTGTAAGAGGGGAATCATTCCCTCAATTAGTTTCAGAGTTCCAAGAGATTTCAGCATTCTTAATAAAGTATGGTTGTAAAGACACTATCTTCTGGGAAGACATCCGGACAAACAACATCAATGTTATCAAGAGAACACTAGAGAAATTAACTGAGAAGGTTGTTAATAAAGTTGATGCAAGAATTTACTCTGTTCTCTCTGACGCAGGAACTCCTGTTGATATTCAAAGTGTGACTATTACTGGCGCACGATATTGGGATGCATCAAGTGCGCAGATAGTAGACGACCTTATGTTTGGGTCACAGCTTATTGGCGAGAAGAATTACACTACAGAAAATTTAATGGTTTTTGTTAATCATAAGACATTTAGGGCTATGAACAACTACCTCTACGAGAAGGGGGCACAGGCGCCATCTGCAGGGGACGCAGTCGCAAAGAATGGAAGAGTCGCTAAGATAGCAGGGGTAGGACAGATTATCGTTGCAGCTACAGTTCCAACATCTCAGGCTCTTATGGTTGTCCCAAAGAAGTGCGGGACATGGAAATCATCCTTTGCTTTAGCATCTGATACACAAGTTGAATCATTCAAAGGAACAAGTGTTACAATCTGTGAAGAGGGGACAACTCAATTAACAGACCCAGACGCAGTAGTTCTTTTCCAAGGAATCTTCTCTACATAAATTTTTAAAGTTCGTTTTCTAGTAATTACTATGGCATTAGTAAAAGGAACAAATTGTGGATTTGTAACAGAAGCACCGACAGAAGACCCCGGGACGGATTTTTCCGGGGACGATGTTGAAGCTAGAGCTCTAGCTTCAAAAGATACCTCCCCAGCAACGGCAGTAAAAATAACAGAAATAGGATGGTATTGCGTCAATGCAACAGAAGCAGCTAATTTTGAAGTAGGGATATATGACCATAATGTAGGAGATGATGAGCCAGAAGCAGTTGTAGGAGCTCTAGACCAAACAAATGCAAAAGGGACTGGGGCGGGATGGAAAAGAGTCACAGGTTTAGACATTACGATAGACCCAAGCACTATTTACTGGATAGCTATCGAAGTTGATAATACCTCAACAACAACAAAGATAAGTTACAATAGTGTCACGGGCAGAAGAGCAAGAAAAATTAACCAAACTTCTTTAGCAGACCCATGGGGAGCTTCAGAAAATTTACATTCGTCAAGACTTTTAGCTATTTATGCAGTTTGGGAAGCAGCACCAACCCCACCAGTAGCCGCCTTCTCAGGAACTCCAACCTCAGGGGAAGCACCCTTAACTGTTCAATTCACAGACACATCTACTAACACGCCAACCTCATGG